ACCCGAGCGATGGCCTTGCGGCCCAAGGCCTGGGAGGCGCTCCTTGAGCGGGCCGATGACGAGACCCGTGAGACCATGATTTTCATCATGGCGCTGCAGGATATCTACACGGGGAACAGCAAGTTCAGCGATGAAGAGATCGACCAGATCGACCAAGAGGCGCCTGATCTGATCCCGAACCGCGTGGCGACGATCCTGCACCAATCGCGCCCCGAACTGGTCGGCGGGGTCCCGGCCAATCTCCCCGGCCAGCCGTTCAAATCCGCGCCGCGCCCCGGCCGCAACGATCCATGCCCCTGCGGCTCGGGTCGCAAATACAAGCAGTGCTGCGGCAAGAACTGATCGGTGAGGTAGGTTTTCAGGGGCGCCAGCCGCAGATAGCCGCGCCTGTTTCGTTATGGGTGAGGATCTGCTGGGCAGTCCCTTCGCTCAACTGATCCGCCCGTGAGGGTCGGATCGGCTCTGCCCAATCACAGCCCGAGCTCACACCGGGATCAGTCGTGCATCCAGCGGTCAAGGCGGCGATCACGCTCAGCCTCAGGCAAAGTCTCGATCTCATGGTGCACCTCTCGGGATGTGCGCAGCGCGCAAATGCGGGCCTCGGCCGCGCGAATGGCAAACTCGGCCTCAGCTGCGTGGCGCCCGCGCTGTTTTGCGATGCGCAGGGCGGAGGCCAGGATCAGACATAGGGTGACCCAAAACGCGACGCGTTGCGCTAATGCAGTGACAAGCTGTCTGACGAGGGTGATCATGGCGTCCGCCCCGTCTGATGGTCCTCGATCCGGGCTGCGCGGGCTTTCCACGCCAGCACGATGACTGCAAAGAAGATTGCCGCCCCGAGGAGTGGCATGAGGACCGGGGCGTAACCTCCCAATCCCACCAGATCAAAGAGGCGCGCCGCCAGATCACGCCCCTCCTCAGCCTGCCCAACAAGTGGGGCAACGTCACTGATCGCAATCCCGGCAGAGCCCGCAGCCCCGAGCGCGATCTGGGCGTTTGACGCGGCCAAGATACGCGAGCCCTCAGGCCTGCCCGTCGCGCGCTCGATCGCCACCGGTCTCGGACGTGCCGCGCCAAGCGCCTCAGTCAAAGCGACATCAATGATCGGCACCAGAGCAAGATCGTTGTCATCGCGGAAGGCCAGAATTCCGGCGCGCGTACGAGGCCCGATCTTTCCATCGATCTGACCCACCTCGTGATAGCCAAGCTCCTTCAGACGGCGCTGGACGGCCTCGACAGACATTGCCACTTGCGGCGCGACATCCCCAGCCCGCCGAACGCCCAGAAGCTTTGAGACCGGATAACGCTTCACATTGACGGCGTCGTCTTGGTTGCCGCCCAGGCCCCAGACCCATGGTCCCTCGATCCGGTCGATGAAGAACACGTGGCCCTGCCAACTGGAGGTACCGCGGGGGATCACGCCGATGTCGCCCTGCTGGGCGTCCGCCATCTCGATCGGGATGCCCCAGTCGAGATAAGACCGCGCCGTCAGCTTGCGGGTTGAGCGGATCCCTGCCCTCTCAAGGCAGTGCCCGACGAATGCCGCACACCAGGCCACAGAGTCATGTTCCACCCAATCGTGGCCGACCGAGGCATACATGTCCATGATGACGGGATTGTCGGCGGGGCCCGGCCCCTCGGTTGTGCCGATGTAGCTGCGGGCGATATCGAACGGCGTCATGGTTGTCTCCCGTGCAATGCAAAACGCCGCCCCAGATGGGACGGCGCGCAGGATTTCTGTGAGTGGTGGGCGGGTTATTTCTTGCGGCAGAGCCAGGCGGCCAGCAGAGCTTCCGCCCCACGAGGGCCCAGGTATGCGAGCGTGGCCACAAACCCGGTCGAGACCGGTTGCGACAAGCCGATGTAACGCGCAGCCGCCTCCCCGATCAGCGCCATGCCAACGGCTACGGGGATTTCCCACAGGAGTTCTTTCCCGAAGAAGCGGCGGTTGCCGAGTTTCACCTCACCCGAATGCCACATCAGCCGCCCGGTGAAGGCGCCGATCAGCGTGGTCACGGCGCCTCCGAAGGCTGAGTTGATCATGTCGATGAACCCACCGTCATTCATGGGCGTGCCTCCTCAAGCGCCGCCACCCGGGCGGTGAGTTCCTTGACGGCCTCGATGAGAAGGCCGGTGATGTTGCCGTAAGCGACAGAGAGCTGACCGGCCTCATTGTCGCGGACCACCTCGGGTAGGACTGGCTCCACTTCTTGGGCGATGACGCCGATCTGGTGGCTTCCATCCATCGTGAAGCGCACGCCCCGGAGCGCTGAGACGATGGCCAATGCCCCTGCGATGGTTTCGACCTCGGATTTGAGCCGCGCATCTGACGAGGACACAAAGTTTGGGGCTGTCACGACACCGGTGAAGGTCGCGCCGGCGAGCGCTGCTTTTGCCGCAATCGCCGCGTCATAATCCGCCGCGGACTTGGTCGCCATCGTCCCGAGGCCAAGGTTTGTGCGCGCCACAGCCGTGTTCGCGAGCCCGGCGAGATTGCCTGCTGCATCGAGAAGCGCGTCCCAGCCGGTGTTCGTGGTATTGCGCCTACGCAAGACGGGCGGCGAGACCGAGGTATCGACCCAGAGCATACCCGCGGTGGTGGCAACCGGTGCCGAGGCTCCGGCACTCGTTGATTGCAGCGCGGCAATCACCTCATTGATCCGCGCACGCACGGCCGCGCCCGCGTCATTCGCGATCACAAAGCTGGATGTCTGGGGCATCAAACGACCTCATCGGCATAAAGCCGCAATTGGGTGACGATGGGCGTGTAGGAAGCGTCCTTCGTCGAGAGGATAGCCCGCGCCTGAACCGCGCGGGCCTCGATCTCATGGGTGTCGAGCCGCCCCCACGGGCCCCAGACAGGGCTTGCGCTTGGATTGTCATCGGTCTCTCGGATCTCAAAGAGCACATCGATCTCTGCCCCGGCGGCCCCATCAAAGTCCGCCCATGTGTCCATGAGCGCGGTGCGTGCATCGATCCGGTCGTTGAGCGCCAGAGCCGCCACACCGATTTCTGAGCGAAGTCGGACACGCTTGATCGCCCCAAGATCGAGCCCGGCCGCAAAGCCATACTGCCCCTCCAACGACGTCACCTGCGTCACACCATTTACCGTTGCCGTGGCGAGTGTCAGAGTGCCTGTGGCAACCATGAGCCCGGTCTTTGAACCCACAAACCCCGGATCAGCCTGCAGCATACCCAAAGGCGAGAAGGCCAGCACCTGCGCGCCCTTGGTCGAGACCCGCACCTCGGGACCGGCGCGCCCGCCGCTGTCCTCTGCACGCAGAAGATAAGTGCCAGGCTTCAGGGGCACGACAGCAATCGCCTCACCGCCGCCGACCCGGTCCATCGAATAGCTGTCTGCCCAAGTGGCAGTTGCCTCCTTCGAATGCCGGATCACGATATTGCCGCCCACCCGCACATCAGGATCGGCCGAGCGCGCCCATTTGAGGATCGCGAGCCCGCCAGCCGTTTGCAGCGTCACGTTCTCAAGCTGAGCTGGCGGTGCCGTCAGGCCAAGGATCTCTACTGTGCTCGTCTGCCAACTCGATGAGACCCCAAGCACCGAGACCGCCTTGACCCGGAAAGACCAGCCGCCCGGCGCGATGTCGCGGATCTCAAGGCTGGTCCCATCGGTCCGCCCATAATCCTGCCAAGCCCCCGTGCCTAGGCGTGCCTGCAGCTGATAGGCCGCGACAAAACCTGAAGGTGCTGCGGCCCAAGTGACGCGCGCCAAAACCTTGAGCCCGCCACCGTCGCGGGTGACATAGATCTCCTCAGTGACCAGCGGGACCCCCGGCGCAGGGATATCCCGCGCCGACGGTAAGTTGGTGCGGGGTGCTGCCGCATAAATCCGCGCTTCCGAGGCCGCCCAGTCGTACACCAAGGGCGAGGTCTCACGCAGCACGAGTTCCGGCAGCAACAGCGCACCGTCACCCGAGGCCGTGAGATCAAGGCTCACCCCCTGCACCTCGAAGGGCTTCGCAGCAAAGCCCCAGCGCGCATAGGAGAGCGTCACCACATCACCCACCGTTGCGGCCCAGGCCGAGAGCTTGCCCGAGAGCCGCACCGTCATCTGCCGCCGGGCGCGTTCAAGTTCAATCTTGGCCAGCCGCTGCGCCATGGAGGCCGAGATCGTGAAGGGCAGCGAGATATCGCGCCACCGCCTCTCCTCTCCGTCCTCGGTGAGATAGACATCACTCGCATAGGCCGGGAAGTCATCCGGCTGCCAGTCATTCTCGGGGCTCACAAACTGGCCCCGAACCGCGTTGAAGTTTGACGACATCGTCACGCGCGTCGCCAAGGTGAGGCCACCTTCGCGGACATGGTCCGAGTTCAGCGCCACCGATGGCGCGGCCCAAGCGCCGGCATGGATGCGCCAGGCCCCGCCCGAGAAGGCGCATCGCCCGGCAAAAGACGAGAGCAACCCCTCAATGATCGTCTTCGGAGGCTCGGAAAGCGAGATCACCCCATTGCAGGCATATCGCGGCTCCGTCCCACCCCCGACCTTGGCCACCACCTCATCACAAATGTTGGCCGCCTCAATGAGGCTCATCCGGTCTACGCCATCTGCCGCCCCGATCTCCGCCCGGATCCCGAACTCAGGGTGCGCCATGTAATCGGCAAGGCACAGCGCGGGGTTTTCTGAATAGGCATGAGTTTCTGTGCGGGGGTCATAGATGTCGTCTTTGCCCTCGAGATCCACTGTGATGTTCGGAATGCCGCCCGGGAAGGCATCCTGGTCATAGGTGAGCCGCAACCGGATCGCGGCACAGCTCCGCAAACGATGGTTCTCGGTCCATTTGTCAGGCAAGGCTGCCTTGAGGCCCGCAAAGGCGGTCTGGTTGGCGGTGCCGAGTTTCTTTTCGACAAGGGCTTTTCCGGCCCAGCGACCTTGGGTGACGCCCGCAGCACTTAGGGCCATCTCGCCTTCAAAGTAGATGGCCCCAATCGATTTGACCCGGTGCGCCGCAAGGACGATGACCAGATCAAGGTATTGGTTTTCTGATCCGGAGGAATGCAGAAAGACGATGACACCCCCTTTGCGGGTGCGCCCGTAAACAAGATCGCGCGGCATCACTGGCTCGCGCACCGTGACCGTCCGCGCCTGCAGCGTCATCTGCGGCTTTGGCATCAAGGCTTGGGCTGCATAGGAGAGAAGCAGCGTACCCCCAATCCGAATGAGGGCAGCCCCAATGCCACCGGCGGCCAAAACGCCGCCAATCGCCCCCGCGACCGCGGTGACCGCTGTCACGATGAAGGGCATGGGGAGTGTCTCGTCTAAATGGGTCGCGTTCAGATGGGCCAGGCAAGTCGACAAGAGGTGAGCGACGCGAAGGTGAGACCCACGGGTGCGAGACCCACAGCGGTGGCGCCGATCACCACGCCAAAGCCAAGCCCTGTGTCCGTTAGCACAATGTCCCCGCGCTGCGCCAAAAGCGGGGTTGCGCGCGGTTCTCCCAAGAGCGCACGCCCCATGTCCTCTAATGAAGCCCAACCAAGACGGCGCATCACACGCAGGCCCCCGAGATGGGTGGTGTATCGCCCGCGCCAGAGGGCCGCGATATCCTCGCCGCCGGTCAGGATCGTCCGTGTTTCAAACGCAAAGGTCGGGCAGTCATGGAGGCCCCATAGGAAGGGCTTGGCGCGTGCGGCCTCGACCGCCTCTGTGAGGCAGCGTTCCCAATGGTCGATACGGGTCATTCCATCACCTTTTCAGGCAGTGAACACGAGATCGTCCTTGACGTTCGACACTTCGTGTATTTAATTACACAGATGTTCGAGGTGCGCCAGACAGAAATCTTTGCAAGCTGGCTGGGCGGTTTGACCGACATTCGCGCAATCGCTCGCGTCGATATCCGGATCCGGCGCCTCTCGCTCGGGAACATGGGCGATGCGAAGTCACTCGGGGAAGGGCTCAGCGAGATGCGTATCGACTATGGACCGGGCTACCGCCTTTACTTCACCCGCCGCGGGGAGCGCATCGTGATATTGCTCTGCGGAGGTGACAAGAAGCGCCAGAGCACGGATATCGTCCGCGCGCGGCAATTGCTGAAGGATCTTGACGATGACAGTTGAAACTCGTCCTTGGGACCCCGTTGAGCGGCTCGACACGCCTGAAGCGCAGGAGGCCTATCTCGAAGCCGCCTTTGATGATGGGGACCCCAACCTAATCGTCGCTGCGATTGGTGACATTGCGCGAGCCCGGGGTATGAGCGAAATCGCTTCCAGCGCCCGCGTAAGTCGCGAGGTAATGTACAAATCTTTTCGCAAGGGGGGCAACCCCACGCTTGCCACTCTCTCTCAGGTTGCGGGCGCACTGGGCTACAAGCTAACCCTGCGGCGCGAGGCGGAGGCATGACTGCTGGCTTGGGACGAGCACTCACCCTCGCCCCCAGGTGATTTCTCTGTCCTGGATCGCGGTCACATATTCAAACCCGAGATCGCCTGGATAGAGCACTTGCTGACTTTCGTGGGTGTAGCGCCAAGTTCGCGCCACGGTCAGGTCGATCAGCCGGCTTTCATAGCTGATCGTGATCGTGCAGGTGTCCGCGTCATCCTTGATTTCTGGGACATCAAGGCGCCCCGAGAAGGCCTGAACCGGATCGGCGATGATGCTGCCACTCTCGGCCAGAAGCCCCAGCCAGATCCGCCCCGGCAGGCCCTGACGCGCCTCCTCAATGGCCATCTGCACGAGATCAAGCGGCACGCCAGAAAGCGAGACAGCCGTGCCCCCGGCCACAACCTCGCCGGTCTCATCGATGCCCCCGAGCCCAAGCAGCGAGCCTGCGCCAGACCAAGTTTGTCCGTTCCATGTGACAGACCCAAGGCCCGACCAGATCCGCACCCAGCCTGTTGCGAACTGACCTTCAAAGAAGATAACGGGCCGCAGCGACTGATCCGCCAGCGCCGTGGCGAAGGCGGGCGTGATGTCACGTGACATGAACTCTGTCCGTCAGTTATTGAGGCTCACAGCGCTTCGCGCGCGGAGAGGGTGAAGCGATGCTGATCCGCGCGGCCAATCACAGTGGGCACCGGTGCGGTGAGCCTCAAGAGAACCGACGGAGCGCTGAGACCAAGAAGCGCGCCAACCGGGACTGAGGCTCTGAGCGACGGGACAAAGCTGATCACCGCCTCACTTCCCATGGGAACGATATCCGCGGTCACTTGGTAAAGCCGGGTGGTGGCATCAGATCCGAGTTGGAAGAAGTCGCCAGCCCTGAGCCCAAGTCCCCATCCGGCGGTTTTCAGGGTGGAGGAGCCAGCGACTTGCACCTCGGTGACATAAGGATTGCCCGCCGCCACCGGCAACTCGATGGAAGGATCGGGGAACAAGAACCGCCCCCGCAAGCCGCCTAGAGCCGCAAAGAAGGCCGAGAGGCGGCGTGCCTTGGCCCCTTGGGTCACCGCCATCTCGATTTGGTATTCCCACCAGGACGCGCCCCAGTCCTGAATCTGGGATGTGCCGGTAAAAGGCGAGCGCGCCTCGGCCACAGACGTAACCAGCCGCCGCTCGAGTGAGGCGACGAGCGTCAGGGGCAATACTGGAATGGCCATCTCAGATCACCTGGCCCCGGCGCCGCCCATCGGCCACGCTTTCCTTCGCGATGCGGGCGATTTCAGGGATGGCAGCCCGCAGCCGCACATCAATCTGCTCGGCCACGCCCATCTGCGCCCCACGTGCGTCGATGTTCACGGTCACTCCGGTGCCAGCACCGCTATCTCGCCCATATCCGGCCGCCTCACGACGGTTCAGAACGCGCTCGCCCCGCTGCAGGATGGCTGGAACCTCATCAGGTCGAAGTCCTGCCCAGCCACCTGTATGCATCCGAGGGGCACCTGCAAATGCAGTGACTGGCACCGCGCGCATCGGTGCGTCCGCACCCACCATGCCGCCCGCATGCCATATGCTCGCATTCACCATCGGGTTTGCGGCAGCCGCAGCCCCGCCTCCGAATACCCCACCGCCAAAGACGCCCGAAAGTGCGGAAGCAAGTGGGCCCAACACGGCGTTCTTGAAGGCAAGTGTGGCAAGGTCCGCCAAGATCGAGGAGACCAGCGACTTGAAGTCAAACTTGCCGGTGGTCACAAACTGCCGGAAGGCGCTTTCCGCTGAGGAGAAGGCCGAGGTCAACGTCTCGCCAAGACCCTTTCCCCAATCCATCGCGCCTTTGGCATAGTCGGCCAGGGATTTTGTGACTTGAGCCCAGCCGGTCGCCGCCTCTTCTGCGGCCTTCTTGGCCGCGCCGCCCGCCCCACCAGCGGCTTGGCCTGCCGCATCAAAGCCATCGGATACAGCGCCCGCCGCCTCAGTAGCACCAGCCAAAGCGTCCTCGCCCTCTCTCCCCGCGCCGGTGATTGCTGCCTTGAGGGCCTCCCAAGCGTTCATCGGGCGGGAGGCGGCCTCCGAGAGCATACCCGCCGCCTCACCATAGCCGGAAGCGCGACCGCGTGCTGCCTCCGCCATGCCACCGAAGAGATCAGGTGCCTTGATATAGGTCTTGCCCATGGCCGCACGGAACGCGTCAGCAGCAGCCGTGCCTGCCGCCAAGGCTGCGCCTTCGAAGGGATTGGTAATTCCGCCGAGGTCCACCGCCTCGAGTGTGCCGATTCTTAGGCCAGCTTCACCCGTCGCCCAATCAGGCAGGAGGGCCAGCGCCGCGTTCAGCCCTTCGATG